AAATCTAAATCCATTGCAAAAGTACGTTGGTACTCAAGACCACCATCTACAAATGCTTCATTACTGCAATTGCATTGCTGAAAGTCATGCCTATGTTTAGATTCTAAGATTGTGTTACACACTAAGCATTTAACTGAGTTCTTAGTTAATACTTTGATTAGTTTGTTATCCATCAATCTTTCCTCGATTCTAAGAAGTTTTTAATATCGTTTAGCACAGATTTCTTGTCTGACACACCAAGATTATATACTGGAATATTGTATTTCAAAGCAATCCTTATTGCGGTAGCTGTTCCACCTTGAATCTTACCATCAGGAGTCCAACATATGACAGCATCAACAGGGGATTTTAAATCATAACCAAGTATTTGATGACAATTTCTACTGTGCATACCTCTCGCCCACTCGTTGCATCTATCCCAAGCAGGATGTACTTCTGAAGCAATACGTTCTGTTTCAGAGATTAAATCTTTATTACGAACAATAGCTAGGTGTTTACGAGGTAATGTCGATCTACGAATGTTGTATTGATCAGCAACATACACTTCAAACTGCGATTCTTTAGCTAAACCAAGATCAACAGCTTTACTATAAGCTTTTTGAGCAATCCCATCCATACCTAACTCACACAACCCTGATGTAAAAGTAATACCCAACTGCGCTAACCTCATGCAAACATTATAACAAAGTTTAATGTCCTCAAAATACTCTTGTTTCTGTTCTAACTGCCTAGAACCAATTAAAGCAATTCGCATCAATCCTCTCCCATTACATGCATCAGCAAATACAAACTCTCTTTCATTTCCTCAACAGCAAATAAAGTCTTTACAGGGTTAAGAGCATGATATTGCCGATCTAGCATCTCTAAATGCGTCATATAACATAATTGCTCTACACTAATATAATAACCTACGTGCAACTGCTTACCACTATGATTATCGTATAGGTGCAAGCAGAAAGGGTAGTATTGTTCTTTGTTGTAGAACACTTGTGCTGTGTAATCTAGCAGTTTAAATGTTTTCATATTACTTCTCCTTTAACTTGTATAACAGGTTTAATTGAATCATTTGTCGTACTTGTTTCATTGTTTATTCTCCCAAATTGTTTCATGGTCATAATCTGTGTATTCTACTACGTCTATGTCTTGATGGTAGTGTGGTTTACGTTTGTATGTGATAATTTTGTTAATGCCATCTAATGCAATGCGATAGGTATGGTAATACCCGTTGTTGATAGCAACTTCATCTTCACCCACAACCAATGTAATAATAGGGTCGTAATGATCTTCATACCCATCTTTCATAAGTAAGCATACTGCGTCTAACTCGCTATTAAAATATAAATCACCCATACTGTTTCTCCTAGTGGTTTATGCACGTTGCATATTTATTTCGATATAGAGAGGATACTTCACATAGCATTCTCTTGTCAACAAATATTTAGATAAATAAAAAAGAGAGCAACCTAAGTCACTCTCTTTTGTTTGTTATTTACTATATTTAGTGGCAAGCACTTCTTTTAGCTCGGTTAGCCCACCTATATACTCTTCCATCTCAACACCGTCATATTTAACCTTGACTGCGATTACAGGGAATGAACGAGCTTTGGGTGATATGTGCATCAACTCATCTCTTGTATAATCAACATCAAGTGTTTTTACAACGTAATCAACACCTTTCATTTGGCACAACAACTTAGCAGCATCACATTGTTGGCAATTGTCTTTAGAATAAATAACTAACATTTCTTAACTCCTTAAATTTTAAAAATCATATTTTCATCATCAATTTCTACAGCGTTTACTTTATACGCTGGATTATCTGCTTCTTGTGGAGCAGATTGTTGTTTATTCATGTTAATCCAATCCTCTAATACAGGCATTGGGTTTGTCTTAGGGAAAGTAAATTTGGTCTTTAACCCAAAACCATTTGCAACAGCTTTAGCATTGAATAAGCACCACTGCACCATAAGTTTTGAATTAGTACCTACTAAAGTTTTCTTGTCGTTTTCAAACAAATCCTCTACAGTCCAACGTATTTCACTATCTACAACTTCCTCTAATATAGACACTAACTTAGGCTTTAATCTTTCAAAGATAGTTTTTCCGTGTTGTGTTGAGATCAATTGTAAGACTGTTTCTTTACGATACTCTGAATGAACTTCATACTCATCTTGACAAATCTTCTTAACAGCTTGACCGATTGCTTGATACCATCCAGATTGAGCAATAATAAAAGTTGTACCAAAAGAGTCCATAAATTGTACACGCTCTAAACAATACATAATAAAGTAGAATAGAATCATATCTTCATCTATTTCTTCTTGTGTTGGTACATAACCCTCAAACTCTTTCTTGTATGCAAGTAAGATACTTTTTTGTTTAAGTTTCTTTAACTCACTACCAACTACTTGTAAACGTCTATGTGCTTCATTATGAGCTAACATCTTTTTTAACACGTCTTGAGGGACAGGAAAACCCATACGCACAATTTCAGAGTAACAGTTACCGTGTACACTTTCGTTATCGTTGATTCGTAGTTCAGCTTCCCATTGCTCTGTACAAGGTTCATATGGAGCAATTAAAACTGCTGGGCACTGAGAAGCTACACTATCACTCTCCCATTGCCACATAATTGTTTTAATCATCATCTCTGTTACGTCTTGTGGAGCTTTCTCAAAATCAATCAAGCACTGAGAGAAATCAAACTCTAATTCGTCCCAATCTAACTGCTTCATTTCCTTGTATAAGTCAAATATCTTAGGGAAACGTTTATTAACAGTATCTAACAAACCAACATCACCATTACCGAATAGTTTAACATCTTCATACTGCTCTGCTGTTTTATTTACATTAAAAATCATTACAACTCCTTTAAGAAAAAGGGGATACTACATCCCCACCAAATCACATTTTGCATTCTTCACATTCTGAATTAGCTTCAGGCTGAAATTCTTGATCATCTTCAATGAGATCAACATTTAACTCAATACCTTTAGCTGTTAATGTGTTGATATAATACCGTGTTTTTACTCCGTAGTAAACCCAACTAAACCACCCTTTCATTAATTCTGATGATTTAATTTTATCACTACCTTGTGCCTTGTACCATTGATCTGCACTAATAGCCTGATCTGTCCATTTCTGAATAATACCATACACTTTTGCCATACCCTCAACAGAAATGTCGTAAGCATTTTGGTAATACTTTCCTAACTTATCTGACTCAGGCACAACATACTTAACTGTATTAGTATCATTCGTTTTGTTTAAGTCCAAATCACGAATAGGATACACACCGTTTGTAGAACCTGAACGAACACTACTACTCTCTGCTGGCATATGTGCAGCTAAAACAGAAAAAGCATGTCCGCCATTCTCAATAATACGTTGTCTTAATCCTTCCCAATCATATTGCAAACCTACTGTTACAACTTCATCTACGTGTTTGTTGTATGTGTCAATAGGCAACCAACCTTCTTTCCATTTTGTCTTATCAACCCATTCACACACCCCAAACTCTTTAGACAACTCTAATGAAGCGTTTAATAGATGCCAATAATGAGATTCAGCTACTTTGTGGATTAAGTTTCTACCTTCTTGAGAATCGTAGTTTAACTTATACTTAGCCATTAAGTGCGCTAAATCTACAATACCTACACCAGCAGACATACGCTTTTTAGCTGTGTATTCAATATGAGGTAAAGGATACTCTGACTCTGTAATGGCTGTATAAATCATATCAAGAGCTACAAAAGCAGCTTCTCTATACTCTTCATCCCACTCAGGAGAATCAATCTTACCTTTAATCTTACCTACGTTAATTCCAGCTAATGAACATACAGCTACTTCACCTTTAACAGCTTCATTCTTCTCTTTAAGATATTGAATAACTGATTGGTGAGCATTATCGGCAATAGCTTTTTTAAGATCACCGTACACATACAAATCTTTTACAGAATCGTAAACACTTGTTATTAAAGCAATTTCAAGACAAAGGTTGGATTGACGAATCTTACCATTTCCATCTGTTTTAAATGGTGTATGATAATTCATTTCAAACAAGTTCTCTTGGTAGATTCGACCAACACCCACTCCTTCTGTAAGCATCAATCTTAAAACATCACGAGCTTTAACTGTTTCCCTACCTCTACCTTGCTTCACATAATCTTCATACAATCTTTCAAACGTGTCATCTGTAGCGTACATTGCTTCGTAAAGGTCAGGAACATCTGCATAGCTAAACAAGACCCAATCTTCATTATTTGCAGCCTTTTTAGCAAAATACTTACTAAACCCTACAGCATAATCTAAACCTCTAATTTGTCTAGCTGCTGGTGTCATCGGGTTCTTCAACACTAACAACTCTTTAATCTCAGGGTCAATAATATCAAAACTTGTTGTTTCTGCTCCACCACGACCATTCTGTAGGTTTGCATTGATCATGCCTACCTCTGCACGTAAGTAAGGCTTCTTACCTTGATGTGGAATAGTACCACCACGAACAGGGTCATCTACAGTTCTTGTACGAATCTTTGTCCCTTGTCCTGCACTGTTTACAGTCATCATATATGAGATATGATTACCAGCAGCTAGGCTACCAACAAAATCATCTGATTCGTGCAAACAACAAGAGGCTAGACCGAGTTTATCTGTACCTGAATTAGTGTAGTATGGTGTCGGTACATTAAGTACATCACTACGAATCTTATTGTAATGTCGCTTAATTCGCTCAATACGATTTTTACGATTCTTACACATCTGCATAGCTACACGCATTGCGCTGTATTGTGGTGTTTCTAAATAACCGCCTTTAACACGGTCACGTAGAGAGTATTTCTCCATTGCTTGTTCAATTTGATAATGTGCGTAGTTTAAATCAGATTTATGATCTAAAATGCTATTAAGTTCTTCATACTCATATTGTGTGAAACTATCTACAAAAGTTTGTGAAGCTAATCCTCGTTCTGCTAGTTGAGACAACATTTCGTACAATGTGGGTAACTTGTCATTATAAATATCCTTGTACAACATAGAGATGTATAGGCGACCAGCCATACGATTGTAAGCAAAAGATCGCTTAGTTAAGCAGTAATCAATAAAAGCTTGCTGTAATTGTTTAGATGTAATTTCTGGACTAGATGTTGAAGCTACGTGTAAAACAACTTCACTCCAACTAACATCACTTCCTAACGTTTTTGATGCCCATTCTCCCCATCCGTTTAATTTGCGTGGGCTGAAATCTTCAAAAGTCCTATCTCGTTTAATAATTCGTTCAATCACTATAAATCCTCTTAATTTAACTCTATTCCATTACAAACGTCAAAACTGCGCTGGTTTGTAATACCATCCATCTCACGCATCATACTAACATCATCTGTTAAACAACGTACTTGATGTGAAGCAAACCTTGTCTTAACCCAGTTGGAATCAGATCGCTCAAAAACTGTAATACGAGGACTATCATCTTCCTCCTTGAATCTATTGATTGTAAGCAAACCCTCATCAATCTCAATTTTATCAGGTAACGTACAACCTAGATTCCAAAACAGCTTCTTTAAAGCTTCTTTAACTTTAGGATTATCTGATTTGAAATGCTCAATCTCAAGAGATGGTGTAATCTTCTTTAATTCGTTTAGTGTAAAAATACAACTCACTTTCATCCATGTTCTCCTAATAGTTTTAATACTTTCTCTTTCAACTCTGTACTTCCTTGTTCACCATAAACTTCATAAGATGCTAAAAGAGCATAATGGATTACTTTAGCTAAATCTTCAATACCGTTCTTACTCTTATAACGAGAGATATACTTTACGACATTACCTTCACAAAAAGAAAGGTTGTTTTGCATTGTATACTCTAACGGTTGGATACCACGATTCTTGTAGTGACCACCACCTTCTTGAGCAACTAAAGGGTTGTATGTCAGTGGTTTTTCTTTACCATTAACTAATACAAGGTCAGAAGCGTGGTATGAGTAAATATCCTCATTAATCTCAACCACATCTCCTGTTTCAGCAATCCAAGTAACGAAAGCTCTTGTCCCTACAGGCTTTAATACTGATGCCCCTCCGAAGTGCTGTATTGTTTTATCTAACTTTACAATCTCAACTTCATCACTAACTCTAAACTTATTTGTTTTTAAAGCATTCATTCAACCTCTCCTCGAAATATGTAATATAAAGTTGTTACTCGTAATGTCAATATCGTCAATATGACTAATATTACCAAAATAACAGCTTAGAAGAATATTATACAACTTCTAACTACGAATAACAACTCTTTGTGTCTATTGATTTACTCTTTGTTTGTTAATTAGACAACACGTACTAACGAATTTCCACTGCCTGTTTTACTGTTAGATCGTAGAATAGCTTTACAAGAGTTGCAACGGAATAATGAATACTTACGTTGTGCTGTATAAGCGTATTTACCATCTAAGGAAGTAATATCATCACTACCGCAATGAGTGCACAAAGCTTCGTGTTCGTCGTTGTATAACGCCATATTCACACCGTTATTGTCCCAAGTGATTAAACGATTATAAACATCTCGCAAAGCTTCTACATCACCAACATTATAAGCTAACATCTCATCTAAAGATTCTTGTTTACCGTTATCGCAATCAATCCACAGTTGCATACCACTGTTATCAATCTTCTGTTGTACACCTAAAGCTTTAGCTAAGTATTCAAGAGAGTTGAAAGGTAATAAGAATTTCTTACTTGAGATTTCTTTTGTATCTACAACTTTAAACGGTGATGGTGGTTGCAGACCATATTTAAGGAAGTACCCATTCATCTTTGGAATATCAAACTTCTTACCGTAATGAGCAACAATAATGTCAGCATTATCAAACAAAGCCCAAGCTTCTAAAACCAATCGTTCAGGATCATGATCAAGTATTTCTTCTCGTGTAAGAATACTCCCGATAACATCTCCGTCATTCCAAGCCCAAGCATGAGAAAGCAAGTGACCCTCCTGAATTTGTTGTTTGACACCTAAGTATTGTTTGAATTGTCCAAAATGATAGGATTTAGCTAACGTGGTCTCAATGTCATAAAATAAGATTCTAGGCTTGTTTGATAAGGTCTCACCATCCTCACTAACTTCATCCTCCAATACACTCTTAATGTATCGTTGAATCGTTGATCTATTCAAACCTAATATCAAACATGCTGATCGTTGCGAATGACCTTCTTCAATTAGTTTTGAATACTCTTGGTAATCTTGTGGTAATATCTTACTCAATCTTGTTTCTCCTTATTTAAGTTATCTAAGTCTAACACTTCTTTATCACAAGCTTCTAACATTCGCGCTAAAGACCATTTTAAGCCTTCTACGTTTTCATCATAAGGTGAAGTGAAGTCTGTGAAACCAACTACTTTTCCATCTTCATAGTACGCTTCTTTTTCAAACATTGGTAACAGTTGTTCAACAACATCTTCGTGACTTAAATCAAAACTCAAACCTTCTTTGCATTTATTACTTTTCACAATCAATGGTCTATCCAATTCATTCTCCTTAACTAAACACTTCTTCTAAATCTATATCTTGAACATCATAAAGATTACCACCTTTCTCAACCTTTACACTCATTACTATTGATGGTTTCTTGTTGATAGGGTTAATCCAATCTTTAACCTTTGTGTAAATTAGAGGCAGTAAATTATCATTATATTCACCAACCTCAAATCGTTTAACCGTACCTACGGGGTCTTCTGAACTAAATACATTCATCATCTTTCTCCTTTAATAAACTTAATTTGTGAGCAACAATAGCCTTACGTCTTGCTGCTGCATTAGATGGTACACTAATACCACATTGTTGTAAATACAGTTTATCCTTCTTTTGCTTAATTAATTCAATTGCTTGTTTCTCTGCTTTAGCTTGTTCTAAACTAACATTGTAGCGTTCAGAATAACTCTTAAGGTTATGGCAACCGAACCTAACAATACCACCCTTCTTAGTCTTTTTATCCTTACACAGCACTTGTAACTTATCGGGTGAAGTAAGTACAATGTTAGTCATAAAGTCATTGATGTGTTCGTAGGATGTTAAAGTGTTCTCAGATTCAATATGATCTAGCTCCACTTCTGTTGAACCAAACATTTCACCACATATAGCACACCGATACTTCCTAACCATTGGAAATCGTTTCATACTTCTTGTGTTAGTGTTTGGGATTAGTACAGAGTTACGTTTAAGGAACTCTGTCTTGAAGATGCTATCCCCCCAGCAACTACGAATCATTGTACGAACAGAAGATAAGACTTCTTTATCTGAAATCTCAAATTCTTCTGCCATTCTGCGGAACTCTGTGTTTAAATCAATCATTAATGTCCACCTCATATTTCATTAAAGCTTCGTAAACACGAATATCAATTTGGTCTTTATATAACTCAGCGACTTCTTTGATATAGGATTCTTTAGCTTGTTTGTAGACTTGGAAAGCCTCCTCGCAAGTCTCAAACCTCCCAAGATTCTTAGTGATACTTTTCATACTTAACTTAGCAACAAACTTCTTTCTCCCCTTGTCGTACCAAACACCAACTGGTAAATCCCTGCTTTCTCCATAAGCCTGTTTGTTTAGTAGATTATTAACCTCGTGAGGAACAAAACAACAAGTTTCTTCTGAGTAAACTCTACTACCTTTCATTATAATGTCCTTATCAAGTTGCCAACCTTCGTTACCAAAACCCACTTGTTTGTTGCACCACTCTTTGAAGGATGAATAGTATTTGAAATTATCTGAAACAGAAACATCATTATAAGCTCTTAACCGTTTGTTGACCTTTTCACTGAAGCATCTTTCTAACATACTGCGCCAATGAGTGTACGCATTGTCCTGATAACAGTTACTATCCACTCCAAGAATACCTACACCGTAAACAGATGGTTGTAGCCTGTCTTTTACTACGCCACTCATGATTTGCGCCATAGAGTAGTTTGCCCTGTACCCTGTGTCTAAAAACACTACGTCAACATCCTCACAATTTACGTATCGAACGATACGTACTATCCCATACTTGTTTGTTGGATATGTTTCCCCAACCCTATCTTTCTTTGCAACCACGCTATACTCCTTATATTTTATCACAGCACATTAAGGCTTCGCAATACGTCCGTACCCACAATATAATCACCTTCGGGTTTACGAAGCATGTGTGCCATACTCCACATTTCGTTTAATACATACTTCCAATCAATTTCAAATTCGTTTCCACGCCAACCCACAACAGTCTTTGTTTCAGGGTACATTAATTGGAAAGCTTCACCAACAGCTTGTAAAGACTCTTTATCATTCTTACAGTCTTTCAAAACCTTATACATAGACTTATCACCAAAATCTAAATCACTGAAGCAGTTAGCTTTGTACGAGTCAGCAGAATCACCAGCTAATTGAAAATAAAACCATTGTCTGCCGTGACCTTTAACTTCTCCTTTACTGTTTAAATACAAACCACCAAAACCTGAACAATCTTGAATACCCTCAGCACCGAAAGGGTTATACACCAAACATTCTGTCCCTCTTGAATCTTTATCAGAAGATACAACGACCTTAGATTTATCACGATAAGCGTCAATTGTTACCCAATCGTCTGACTCTAAGCCTTCAACAACCTCTGCGCCATATTTCTTAATAATATAATCACGTACATCACCAAGAAGTAAAGGTCTTAGGGTATCATCCCTGTTTCCTTTGTATTTAAGCAGTGTACTTCGTTCAACACGCCAAGAATCTCCTTTGCCTAGATACCCATTAAACTTGTTTGTTTTTAGGGCATACAATACAGACTCAACCATACTCTTTGTTGTGTGTAACACATTAGCTATTTTTTCAGGTGTTTGAATGTCTGTGATAACCAATTCGTCCGCTTTATATTCTGTACCATTAAGCTTGTTGTGCTCAGCTAGTAAACCCTTATCTTTCTTCTGCCAGTGTCCATACAACTCAGTACGGGTCTTACAAGACCATGAATCACCTGTTATTGGGTGATAGACTTTAATTGTTCTTGTTTCCCCTGCGCTTGCTGCTCGATATGCTATCAAATCATAATCAAAAATCGCTCTCATATTCACTCCTCATAAACAAAGAAAAGGACACACCAATTAAGGAATGTCCTTTGTGTTAAAACTAATTACTTAACTTAATTGATTAACCATTAACAGCTTCTTCAAGTTCTAAGAATGAATTAAGTTTAGCTACTGTTTCACCTAATTTCGATGTAGCAGTAAGTTTACCGATCTTATTCAAATCTGACCAAGATACTTCAGGTAATTCTTCCTCTACTACAGTCTTAATATCTTTAAGTTCTTCGTTTAAAGTATCAATCTCTTGGTGGATAGAAA